ATCTAACTTGTTCTACAGATGTGTGTCTAATATCTTTTCCTTTAACTAAATAGATAGTATGTTGTGCGATATTTTTAGCATGATCCCCAATTCTTTCAATACTTTTGGCACATGTAGATATAGAGAGAAAATTTTTGACTGCCTTATCATCATCTAATTGTACAATATAGGATATTAATTCTTTCATGCATGATTTAAATTCTAAATCTATTTTTTTATCAGTTTGTATCACTTCTAGCGCTTGATCAACTGATTTTCTAGCGTAAGAATCAATAGAGTTATGCAAAATTGTTGAGGTGCTATTGCCAAGATGCTCTAAGGTTTTTAGAAGTGCAGGATCAATATTTTCATAATTTAATTTTAAAGATAGTCTAGCTATTTTTTCAGCTTCAGTTTCGGGTACAACTTCATCATTAACAACTAGAAGATTTACATCCCAATCATTTTGGATTTTAGCCAAATACATTGGATCCCATCTAGTAGAAAATTGACTTATATCTCCAAGATTAGCGTCAGCATATGATGAATTAGGAGTTTCATCTCTATACTCTACTTCATCTGAAGTATTAGGTGTTCCATATTGAATAGCCCAAATATTAGAAAACTTAGATTGATTCCAAAAATCATCATCATTTATTTTAAAAGCAATACCTTCAGAAGCACCCTCTGCATAATTTTTAGTTATTTTTTTGTCATCAAATACTACTGCCCAGTTTCCTTTACTTGCCATTTTATCTCCTAAGTTTTAATTATATAAATTAAAGTTAAATATGGTTGAACAACTGATGTTGCATCACCTGCAAAGTTTGCACTCATATTGTGTGAGTGACCTCCACCATCTCCTCTGTTACCTGTATAAAATCCACCACCCATAGCAGCATTATGGTAAGCAGAACTCATACCAGTAAATGGTTGTCCAACAATCAAGTGATTGTGAGATGCAAGTTGTGAGGTAGCTAGTGTTGCGTTTGCTGTTGAACCCCCAACGTTTCCAGTTGAAGTTACAGTGTTTGCTCCACCTGTTGTCGCTAATGCTTTAGTTCCAGATTTTCCAACTGCTACATTGTCTTGTAAGTCTGGTAAATCAAAAGTTGTTGAACCATTACCTGATCCATAGGTTGTACCGATAATTGCAAATAAATCTGCGTATGTAGTTCTTGATACAGCTGATCCATCACATTCTAAGAAACCTGTTGGTACAGATGAATCCGTCCACGGCACAATCGTTGCTGTTGGAATACCCTCAATCCCTGTAAGGTTAGCTCCATCAAAATCGTATCTAGTTGCTTCGTAGTTTGCCATAATTATTTATCCTTATAAGTCCAACCAACTGTTGCATCGCCAGAATATACAAGAGTAAATCCTGCACCTTCTGTATTCACAACAAGGTCGGCTGCTGCATTTGTTATATTAGATCCATTTCTACCAACTGTAAAGGCATTAGTATCAAAACTATATTTTGAATCTACAAATGTCACTTCATCTCCTGTTGCTGGTGAAGCGGGTAAAGTTATTGTTAAAGTTCCACCAGATGTATCTGCTAAAATTTGTGCACCTGCTTGAACTGTTTCAGCTGAAGAGATTGCTCTCCATTTTTTAAATTCTAAATCTTTTACGATGTCCGTTCCATCTGCATGACAAATGTATGAATGACCTTCACATAATAAAAATCCAGTTTGTCCTGTTACTTTAAATGTTAAAGTATTTCCTGCATGATCTGTTCCATCAACGATGTTAAAAAACTTTTCAATTCCTGTAGGAAAGTTTACAGTTCTATCTGCTGCAAGAGTTCCAGTAAATTTTAAAGTCATATTTCTTGCATTTGAAATTGCAGCATCTGTCATTGCTAAAGTTACATCTGCTGATGCAACGTCTATTTCTTGATAACCTGCGATTGCTTGCTGTACTAAATTTAAGTTTGTATTTGTTTTATCGCCCCACGTACCAGAGTTTTCCCCTGTTACCATTAGTTCGATTTTTAAATCTGTCGAATAACTTGATGCCATTTTAGCTCCTTATAATTTCTACAATATACATTTTTTAAGCTGCTAAATCAACCTCTGTCCAT